TAAGAACCCTAAACCTTGCTTCGTTACTTATTACTTTCTTTTGAGGTTTGGTTAATGCCATTAATCTGATGACCAGACTAAAGGTTCTTCTAATTCATTTTGCTCTATCTTATCTTGCTGACCCAACATATTCTTTCCTAAGAATATTAACATAGTAACATTTCCACTTTCACAAGCTTTCCATTGAAGTTGTCTTAACCTCATTTTTTGTTCTGCCCTACCTTTTATCAGAAATTCCGAATAACTCTTTTCTAATAGGTCTGCTGAACAACCGAAAAAGTCACCCATTTCTTTATTAGTACAACCCAATTTAGCTAATTTACTTAATTGTTCAGTATCGATATTATATTTTTTTGGTCTTGCCATTCCTATTTACCCCATAGTTAGGTAATTAAGATTTATATAATTATTTTTAAAAAAGCTACATATTTTTATATTTTATACATTTTAGGCTTGATTTAAGAGCCATAGAGCAGGGGTTAACTAACCCTATGGTATGATTGCACCTCTTAAATTAGTCTAAACTCCCTACAAACTTTGCATTGGCATAATCGTAATTTCTATTTTTAGCAGTAACTCCAGATGGTTGCACTTCTAAATCTTTATCTTGGTCGAACTTAACACCTAAATAGTAATCCATATAACCAATAAACTTATAAGAACCCTCTTTGTCTTTATCTGATAGTTCTTTGGGTACATCTTCAAATTTACCCTCATCATCTGTTTTAAGTCGTTTGTTTTTATTTTTAAAATCTCTAAAAACCTTTTTTAAACCATAATAACTATTTTTGACTTCGCTATTTACATACATTTTTAATCTCCAAGATTATATTCTTTAATTAACTCTAACAATTTTAAACCATCATCAAAACCTTTTTTATAATAAGCTGATGAATTATTTCTAGGGTCTGGCTTTTGATTTAATATGCCATCATAAATTCCATCTTTGTAAAAAGCTAAATACGTTTGCCTTTTCTTTTCTAATGGATTTCTAATATCTATTACAGTCATATTAATCTCCTAAATCAATGCCATTTGTGTATTTGGCACAAAAGTTGTTTCATAATACTTATTTTCTGTCTTTGGATATGGTAATATTTCATATTTAAAATTTTCCATAAATTGTTTTTTTTGTTTTTTATTTCCCAAATAATAAATGTATCTATGCTTTCTTGCTCTTTCTATTAATTCAAATTTAGATTTATCTTTTTTCATTTCTTCTGTTGGCTTTACCCCTCTAGGGTGTTTGTTAATACCTTTCATTATCCAATCTGTTCTTTTTTCTGATAATCCACAATAAATAAAATTTGTTGCTTGATAAATATACCCTGCATGATTTATTGATTTATCTGCATATGAAATGATTATATTAGGTTTTGGTAATAATTTAAGACTATTGCCTATTAAAAAAGAAGCATAATTCTTTTTATTTTCTAATAAACAAAGTCTATTTAATTCTAATATAGGGTGTATATATTCTTTTGAAGTCATAGCTTCTAAAACTGTTCTTCCAGTTGGGTCTCCATAAGAAACAACCCCAATTAAATATGCTCCATCATATAATCCAAAAGCATAACTTGTGCATTTAGGTAATGTTTTAGCGTAATGCCTATTCTTAAACCAATCGTGAGTTTCTTCAGCTTTAATTTGAATGACATTTAAGTTTTTCATATCCAACTCCCCATATCTAAATATTTAATTGCATCTTCTCTACTAAACACACCCTCATTAATTGCTCTTTGAACGTCATAGGGATGTTGTTTTGCATATTTGTGTATAAATGCACTACCTTGCTTCTTTTGCACAGCATCTAAAAACATTTTTAACCTCATATCATATGGCTGAAGTTTTTCTTCAATTTGTTTAGTTGGTTTTTCATCTTCATACTTTTTAGCTGATAACCAGAAAGCAGGTTGTTTGGCAAATTGCTTATCCTCAACAGAATTATAATATTTATTATACATATCTGCTAGTTCTTCTGGTTTTTCTATCCACTCAGGTTCTAGCTTGATAAAATTCTTTTCAGCTATTCCCTTACTCACTTTATTAGAAACCTTATCCCAAAACTTCTTAAAAAAAGGATTATAACTTATTTTAGTGGTTTTAGTAGTGGTAGGGGTAGTGGTAGGGGTAGGAGGGGTTTCGTCTAGGTTACCTTTAGGTTCTACTCTAGGTTCTATGCTAGGTTTTTTTGGTCTACCACCTAACTTGCCATTTTCCTTAGATGCTTCCATTCTTCTTGTTATAAATAGATACTCTTGTAACTGTCTTTCATTTTGAAAATGATTGTTAACTAAAACAAAGAAATCTTTAAGAACTGTTTCACAGCTTTCTTTCTCGCTATCTGAAATACAATTTGCTATTCTTTGATATTTTAAAGGCTCACTAGGTATTCCAGAACATCTTTTGTTCCAGTTATAACAAAGTAATCTGATATATATGCCTATTTCCTCATTTGTTAAGGCTTGAGTACCTGCAATAAAATCTTCTGTGAAAAGATACCATGCTTTTAATTTCTCTCTTGGTTTTGAATTTTCGTCTATAAACATTGTGATCTCCAAATCTATTTAGTTTATTGTAACCCCTCTAAGCATAAACCTAAAGGGGTTTTTTGGTTTTTAATATCCCCAGACTTCTTTTCTGGCATTTAAAACAGTTTCTTCTTTCCAAATCCAATTATCAGGATTAGGTATCAAAGAGTTTTTAACGTCATCTGGACTATTAACAGTTTTTAAGTAATTACCCATAACTTCAACTATGTGTTCACATATTTTCATAGGCATCACATAATCATCTAATGACATAGCAATATATTCAGCATCTTTAGTTTTAGTTGGGTTTTTAAGATACCATAATATCTGCTTGGCATTAGTTGCCTTTTGATAAATAGCTTGTTGCATAGCATGAGAAATACTTATCTTTTGAGGTAAAAGTTTAGATGTTTTCAAATCAATAAAAAAATCTTCTTTAGTGTTTTTATCTTCAAAATGAAAATCGGTATATCCTATGAATGGAATACCTTTTATATCTAATTCTACCTTTTTTTGATAGTTTAGTAATGTCCACCTATAAGCATACTCTTGAAAGGTTTTAGTACCTAATTCTAATAATGGAACTAGGTTTGCCCTTTCATCATCTATTTTAGGGTCATTTATCTCTAAACAATTAGCATCATATTCATCTATCATCTTTTCACTAGCTTCTTCAATAGGTATTCCATTTAGAAACATATTGATACCAGATTCAACAACTTGCCCTCTAATAGCAGGTGCAGATGTTGGAAATTGATAGCCAAATATTCGCCTTAATGCCCACCTTTCACGATAAAAAGCAAATTCATTAAGATGGCTAAATGACAATGGAAGTAAACCCTTTCCATAATCATTAAACTTTTCAAAATGCTCTATCATATTTTATCAATCCACTCTTGAAGATGTTTTTTATTTTCAAGAACTTGTAGCTTTAAATCAAAACATTGATCATGAACATTGCTAGTCCTGCCAAACTTAATGATATATTCATTTAGAGCAAAAACTAATTTATCCATTACACCTATATCAGCTAAATGTTTAAACATTGCAGTTTCTTTTTCTGTGTCTTGATCTAATTCTCTTTGGTTTAATTCTTCCTCAAGATTATATTTATCTGACATTAATCTTTCTCCTTTAACAATGTACTGCTTAACAAAGTATATTCAGCGAAAGTTTTGCCATTTTCGGTGATGTTATTTGTGATTATATTATAACCATCTAATCTAAGGTTATAAATTCTGGCACTTAATCTAAAACACCCATATTCTTGTAATGCTTCTAATGGTGTAATTGATTTACCATTTTTAAGATGATTAAGTATTTGTTCGTTTTGTGTTAGCTTATAGCTTATACCTTGATTTGACATGATAATTCCTTTCTACAAATTATGTTTTGCCATTTCCCTTTCATTAACAACCTTAGTTCTTAGGTCATCACGAAAGGCTTTAAAGGATTCAAATCTAATTTTAGCTTGATTCCTCTTTTTTAAGGTTATCTCGTATCTATCAAAATAATCCTTAAACTTTGTGTCCGAATAAATTAAACCATTTAATTCGGTTATATTTTTGTAACCACCTTGTCTGCTGAAGTAAACTGTTAATTCTGCAACAATCATTTTTTCTTCTTTTTTCATTAATTCTACAGCAGTAT